CTTGCTAGAGTGTGGAACGAAGCAGGAGCTTGTCTGAACACAGATATAGTTGCTGCAGGGTTAGCCAGAGAATATTTTGGTGTAGGCGATAAGACATTCCAGGAATTCAAGAAAGAAAAGTAATGCAAACATTTTTACCATATCCTGATTTTATTAAGTCAGTTCAAGTATTAGACTATCGCCGGTTAGGAAAACAACGTGTTGAAACATATCAAGTTCTTAATGTTCTACTCGAAAGAACGCATACGAAAGGTTGGCGTAACCATCCAGTTACTCGTATGTGGGCTGGTTACGAAGAAGCACTAAAGGTTTATCAAAACCACACGATTGCTGAGTGGATGAATCGTGGGTATAAAAACAATATGGTATTTGAAGAAGTAGATAGCAGTAATATAGTTCTGCCATCATGGTTTGGTAATGATCAATTTCATCGTTCACATAGATCAAATCTTCTTAGAAAAGATTATGAATATTATTCTCAGTATTTTGACGATCCGTCAGATTTAGAGTATCATTGGCCAGTATGAGTGTAACAATATTCTTATCAGGTGCAATGGATTATGTAGGCGAGTACGCAACAAGCTGGCGTAAGGAAGCTACATTTTTATTAGATCAACGTGGTTATTCTGTATTGGATCCAACATCTATACCAGAAGACTATTCAATGTCTCCGGAAGAAATTGCACAAAAAAATTTGTTTATGCAGAAGAAATCAGATCTTTTGCTGGTAGAATACATGTTAGAAGATAGAGCATACATAGGAACTGACTTTGAGTTAGCATGGGCAAAAATCCATGGCCAGCCCACAGTTGTTATGTGTGCTAATCAATATAAAGATCGCATATATATGAAATATATGGCAACCAAACTTGCAGACAATCTGCAAGATGCGATAGAATACATCGCAGTACATTATCCAACAAAATAGAAAAGGAAATAAAAATGTCAGATAACAAGTTCAAGTACTTTACTGTTACTACAACTACACTTGTCCGTGCCAACAACAAGAGCGATGCCCAGAAGCTTGCTGCTGGTCGACGCAGCGTAACTGGTGAAGTCATGTTCCATGACGTTGAAATTGAGCGCATCTCTGCAGTGGAAGCACGCCAGCAGATCGAAGCCTAATAATTTTATTAACTATAGGGGAGACTGCTTATGTGGTCTCCCCTATATTCATTTAAAGGAAAAATATGATATACGCTCAAATGGTAGGAAGAAATGAATCTTCTAGATTCTTAGAAGAAGTTTTACAAAGAATATCAAGTCAAGTAGATAAAATAATTTTTACTGATGACTGCTCAACCGATGATACTCCAAATATAGCTGCAAAGTATGCAGAGGTATTCTCTACTCCAGAGCCTCTTTTTGCAACTCATGAGGGTAGATTAAGAGCAAATGCCTGGGGCAACTTAGAGAAGTTTGCTTCTCCTGGAGACTGGGTAATTGCAATTGATTGTGACGAAATGCTTTTTGACATAAACAATATTAATTCTATAGATATAAAAAGTGTTTTATCTAGGTCAGAATTTGATGTTGTAAATGTTAGATTTTATCATATGTGGAGTGAGACTCATTACAGAGTCGACAAGTTGTGGGCTCCTAATAATTCATCTAGAATTTTTAGATTTCAAGAAAATGCAGGCTTTCTCAACAAGGCCTTAGCATGTGGGTCCGAGCCAACTTATGTTTCTCAATGGATGGGAAACAGAAACTATTGGCTTCACTCTGGTCTAATCATGAAGCACTTAGGTTATACTTATGATGAAGACAAAAAAAGCAAGTATGAAAGATACTCAAATTTAGATGGCGGAAAATTCCATCAGATTGACCATATCAATTCTATAGTAGATCCTAATCCAGTATTAATCCAGTGGGAAAATTTCGGTATATAAAATGGAAGACGTTAATAAAATTTTAGATCCAGTAAAGTCAATCATTGCTCTTACTGAAAAAATTGAAAGAAAGAATAAGTTTGCCTATGTAAACATATCAAGATCTGCAATTGGTGCAGCTCTAAATACTTCGGAGAAAAAACCTCCTAGATATTTTATAAAGTCACTTTCCAAATGTATGTCGATTGAAGATGAAAACTTCTTGAAAGCATTGCCTCTTGAATTCTCTAACGAGATAGAGTCTGGAAAGCTTAATAGCATAGGCTTAAGTAGTAACTCTACATACTATGATGCTGGTATGTTTGAGCACTTTTTTTCTAATAAAAAAGAAGTAATTGATATATTTATCAATCACTATATTAGGGATTCTAAGAATGTTATTTTAACATTCCATGATAAAAAAACTGTTGAAAAGATTTTTGGACAAAACCAATACGTAATCACAGTGCCTTACAATAATTACTATGATAAGCTTGACTCTATTGTTGCTCAGATAAGTGAATTTGAAAATGGCGTAGATGCGGTCATACTTGATTGCCCACTGTTGGCAACTGCTATTGCACCCAAGATATGGGAAACTATGAATGTGTCAATAATTGACTTTGGCAAGTTTATCAGTTCGGCAAAGTTCCATCTAAATATGGATAGACCAAGATTTACAAAAGATGAAGGTAATAAATACCCTAATAAAAGATATGACAAGAAGTAACTGGGAAGAAGAACAAGACGATACTGAGCTAATTGTAGATTTACTCTTTGAAAGTAGTCTTAGTATATCTGACATAGCAAAAGAAGTAGGTTGGACTGTTAATAAAGTAAACCAAAAGATTAACCAACTTGGTCTGTCTTGGTTGAAAAACTCTAGAAAAAAAATGTCTAGAGGTCAGTCCTCCCTTACTTTCATGATGCAAAAACTCCTTCCGGGAGAAAAAATAATAAATGAATTTTATTTAGAAGATAAATTAAGACTTGATATCTACTGTCCTACCTATAAGTTAGCAGCCGAATATCATGGTAGACAGCACTTTTATTACACGGCTAGATTCTATGAATCAAAATATGATTTTTACGAAGCTCAAAAAAGAGATACAAAAAAAGCCGAAATGTGTAAACAACAAGGCATTGCATTAGTTGTTTTTAGGTATAATGATCAGCTTACAGAACAGTCTGTATTTAATAGAATGCTGCAGGCGATAAAAGATTCACCTTTTATCAAAGAGCAGAAGGTAAAAAATAATACATATGAATCAGACTTTTATAAATCTATGAAAAAGAAAAAGTCCGAAGAACGTAAGAAAATCTACAGAGCAATTAAGGATGAAAAAAAGAATGGTAACAGAAGTTCTTGAAGAAAATTCTGACATACCTATTGAGTATCAGATATTTGCACTCTCTTTAAGAGAAGATGGTGCTATATCTGCATTCGCAAACGAGCTTGCTCCAGATATAGTTGGGATTAATCATGGTCAAAAAGGTGTTCATGAATTTTACCTAGCACTTCTTGCATACCATTCTGTAACTCAGCTATCTATGGTAAATCCTGTAGGTTTTAAAAATTGGCTTGAATCAGAAACAGACATAAGAGAAGGTCTTGGCGGAAACGCTGGCGTTTCAATTATGATGGACTTACTTTTATCCATTGAGCTTTCAACTGTTGAGTCAGTTATTCAGATAGTAAAGTACAAAGCTAACAAAAAAAAGCAGCTTGATTACCTGCAAGAACTTCAGCATATACTATCTCAAAAGGGAGTTAAATCTGAAAAAGATACAGCAAGAATCAATTTACTTACATCAGAAATAAAAGAATTAGAAAATAGCGTTAACTATGATCCCTTGGAAAAACTTACAACAGCAAACGACATCTCTAATAGGGCTGAAGATCTATTAAATATTCCCAGCTTTCTGCCAACGCAGTTTAAAGCTCTTAATAGAGCAATGGGGTACACAGATGACGGTGGGTTCTATAAGGGCGCTGTACACGCAATCATAGCTGCCTCAGGCAAAGGTAAGAGCACGTTCGCTAAGTGCCTAGTTAATAACTGGGTAGAGTGTGGATATACGGCTTTGTATGTAAACTTTGAAGAGGCTGTTGGTCACTGGGAGAGAATCTTAATGACTCAGATTATTGGCAAAAATGTCTATGCGGAGTCAGAGAACTGGTCTGAGGATCAGAAGACCTATTACCTTGGTAAGTTTAAAGATAAATTAAGCCAATGGGGAAATAGGTTACTTGTTAGACATGACCCTGAGACTCCATACTTTGAGGACCTTGAAAAGTGGTTGAGAGATATCATTGACTATGCCAAGACTCCTGACGTTGTAGTCATAGACACGATACAGTCTATGTTTACAAAGGGTGGCAAAGGTAAGCCTAGGTGGGGCGAGTTTGAAGAGATGATGGTTAAGCTAGAAAAGCTAGCTAGAGATATGAATTGTGTTGTTATTATTACAGCTCAAGAAAACTCAAATAGAATGAAAGAAAAAAGAGAAGTTGTACAACAATCTGACACTGGTGGCTCTTTAGCCATACAACAAAAGTGTGCTGTAACAATATTTATCACACAAAAAAAATTAATTAGTGGTGATGACTCTGAAGATGATAATATAATGCAGCTGCAAATTCCAAAGAATAGAATAACCGGATCAAGCTTTCTTTATAATCCTCCCTTGGTTAGATATGTGGATTCAAGAAAAGTATATGAAGAGTATGAACCAGTTACAGAAAATGATTACGACACAAGTTCTCTTTTAGATGAACTATTAGACGATAGCGATTTTGACATATGAAAGAATTAACAATAGAAGCAATTAAGGATTATCAAACTTGTGCTTTACTTTACAGTTATAGGCACGATCAAAAACTTCCTGAGACAATTATGAGCAGAGATTTAATCACTGCAAGATTTGAGAATACACTCAAAAGTGTTATCAACTACTTCTTCTATAAAAAACAAGGGGGAATAGTTCCTTCTTATGCATCCCTTTTAAATAGGTGGGAGAAGTTGTGGTTCAGTAAAGACGCAACAGCTTACGACATAATACATGAACAGCATGAAAGTTTCTACGGAAACACAGCTAGCTTTACATCTAGAGCTTCTGCGTCACTACTTGACTTTTACAATAAGCATTCAGAATCAAATGCTATACCAATAGCTATTGATCAACAATTCTACCTACCATTAGATAAGTCTATAAAAATTAATAGTAAATTTGATTTAATAACGTTTGAAAACAATGAGTACTTTGTTTACAAGTGGGTTTTTAACTTTAGGAATTCACATACATCTCTTTATCAAATGGACTTCTCTATACTTTATGAAGCTTTTAAACATAAGTTTCCAACTAAAATAAGTAAAACAAGATTCGGTCACTACGACTTACTTTCTTCTTCTCAAAAATTTTCTGAATACGAGTTAAATGAAGATGATACTAAAGCTTTGAAGTATTGGTGTAGCGTCGTACAAGAGGATGACAAGTATGTGCCAAGAAGAGGTCTAACCTCGTATTGCAAAAAGTGTCCTTTTGATAAACCTTGTTCTAACTGGAAAGATTGGGAAGTTTAAAGTTGGCTAAAGATTCAATATTAGATGAAATTTTAAATAAAGAATCAGATTCAATTTCTCTTGAAGAGGAATCAAAAATACTTGAACCTTTATTTCATGAAATAGAAATGATATCAGATAGCAATATTAAGAGTTTTGTTAAATCAATCTTGCTAAGAGCAGATGGCTTTTGGACTATACCATCAAGCTTCTCTGGAAAGTATCATCCTAGTGATGAACATAATTCTGGGGGAAATGTTCTTCATACAAAAAGAGTTGTTAGAACAGCTAAAATAATTTCAGATTCTTATTCTCTATCTTCAGAAGAAAGAGATCTTGTTTACGCTGCGTGCTTATTGCATGACATAACTAAGGGTACCTTAGATAACGATAAGAAGCATTTTTTTTATGACCCAATGCATCCCTATACTGTTGGGAAATTCGTTCAACAGTGTCAAGAGTATGATAAAAAATATGCAGGAGAAGCACAATCTTCTACCCTATTTGTCCCAGAGGAAACTGTTCAATCGATTCTTAGATTAGTTAGATGCCATCTAGGGCCGTGGTCTCCCGTTCCAGAGACCGTGCCAATTACGTATTTAGATATAATTGTTCACTTATCTGATAATGTTGCATCAAAAGTTCACTATATTGTTGATGGTGAAGATATAATAGAAGAACGATGGAAGATATAATTAAAGATAGAGTATTAATTAGAAGTTTTGTACTCGACAGCCTAGACTACCTAATAGAAGAGTCAGTTTACTATAGGTCTTTTTCAGATCAGATAAAGAATAGTCAGAGATACGTTTTATTTACTTCAGGAAATGAAGAAGGTAGTTGTAAATTGCCATGAAAATATCAAGTGATCCATCTAAGTACACATATAAGTGGAGATATTTAGAAATAGCTAGATACATTCCACAACTAAAAAGAGTCATTAGAGAAAAGAAAAATGACTTTCCAATTCTTCTTGATGTAGATGTAATTAAAAAGTATTCTGACAAGTATGACAATACCGGAATATACAGTTCTATCTGGCATTTTGATGATCAAGATCTTTCCAAGGCTACTAGGTTGGGTTCTTTATATTTCGATATAGACAATAGCGACATAAGTATTTCTTGGCAAGAAGCTAAAACTTTGTATCTTCATTTGTTAAATTTTATACCAGAAGAATCAATAATAGTTTATTACACAGGTAAAAAAGGTTTCCATATTGAATGTGAAGCTTTAGCTTTGGGCATAAATCCATCAAATAGACTTCCAACCTTATATAGATATATAGCAAAAGACTTATCAGTAAGTCTGAACTTAAATTCTTTAGACTTTTCTGTATATGATGCCAGAAGAATGTGGAGATTACCTGGAACTAAACACCAAGATACTGGTCTTTTTAAAACTAAATTAAGTAAACAAATTTTATTCAGCGATATAGAATCGATAACGGAATACTCTTCTGTGTTACAGGACAATTCTATTCCTGAACAACAGTTTAACTTTACTGCTAACGAATGGTTTAGGCAGTACTCTTATCAAATGGAAGAAGAAAAGAATAAGCCAAAGGATGTATTAGCTTATTTTAATGAGTTTGGTTCAAATGGTAGGGTTAATTTTGATGATCGAAATAAAGTCTTTGATAAGAAAAATTTATTAAACAGCTGCTCAGCATTTTCTAGAATAGAAAAAGAAGCGACTGAAAACCATCATATCGATCATGAGTCTAGACTATTTCTTTGCTCTATATTAACTTACACTGATGAATCGGTACAATATCTACATGAAGTATTATCAAAGTGTGACGATTATAATCCCAAGAAGTCTTCTGCTCACATAGAAGACTGGATAAAAAGAAGAGAAATAGGGATAGGAGGAAGACCCTATACCTGCGCTAGAGCTAACTCAGCCGGCGTTGGTTGTGGAGACTGCTCATTGGAATATAAGAAAAAGTGGGTAAAGATAGGCGATAAGTTTGTTGAGACAAATGACAAGAATGAACCATCGCCAATTAGATTCGCATATAAAATAGTTAAGAAAGGAGAAAAAAATGATTGAAAATGATGAAGATGTTATTGGAACTTGTAGTGAGTGCCATTCAGACCAGCCAGAACAGTACATGTACAGGAGCCCTTTTGCACAAGAAGGAAAGAATGTACCGTGTAAATTTTGTGGTGGAGTTGTAATAATAACCTATAGGGAAACAAGAAATCAAGCCTTGGGACAAAGTGATAATAGTAGAGGAATAAGTTGAAGAATTGGACTAACCTACATAACCACACTGTTTATTCTACACTAGATGGACATGGTGGCGTAGAGCAATACCTTAATAGAGCTAAGGATCTTGGCATGGTCGGGTTAGCTACGACCGATCATGGCAATATCCACTCATGGCTAGATTTCTATGATGCCGGAATGAGCTGTGGAGTTAAGCCAATATTAGGTTCTGAATTCTATCAAGCAAGAAAAACTCGTTTAGATAGAGACGAAGAGGAAAGAGCTGGCAAGTCAAAGAATGAATGGGAACAAAGAGGTCCATATCATATAACTATACTTGCAAAAAATAACACTGGGTATCACAATATAATTAAAATGTCCTCTAGAGCTTTTACCGAGGGGTTCTATGTTAAGCCTA